GTACAGTAAGAGGGCCCCAACCTACAAGCCACATAGATGCAAGGTTTGCAGTACCGCCAGCATCGATAATGTTTTTAGCGCTATCAGCTTTCTTAGGGTCTAATGTATTAAAACGTGCGGATAAGCCAACAAACTTTTCAGGAGTGCTTTCATCACCATAGAAAAGTGTACGTGCGATTTCTTGACCCATAGCCTCAACGAATGCAGCATCTTCTGTAGCACGGAACGCTACAGGGTCATTAGACAACTTAACCAACTTAGCATCTACTTCGGAGTAAGCCTCTAGCATACCGCAAGTGTCGGTAATTTGTTTTGTAGTAGATTTGCTAGGTTGTACACCGCCATAAAGCATGCGCCATGTAGCATCAGGTAAGCCAGTACGTACTGTTGTTTTGTTAGATGTACCATCATTACATTCAATCATTGTCATATCTTGAATGATTTCGTTAGATTGGTTTAATTGTTCGATGATTTGTGCGATTTTTCCGTTAGGATCCATACGCTTTTGCAAATCAATTAAAGTAGGGTTTTGTGTTCCGATTGTAGCCATAAATTATTTTCTCCTTTTATTTGAACATACTCGGATATAAGTTTCTTCTGATTGCATCTTCTGACTGTGTACCACCAGTTGGTTGACCGCCACCAGCGTTATTATCTTCACCAGCCATACCAGCAATCTGTGCGAATAATTGGATAATTTCTACACGATTACCTAAGCCATTTTCTGCTAGCAACTCACGAATATTAGGAATTGCCTTTTCTACAACTTCAACACCAGTTGCAGCTTTACCAACTGTTTCATCGTATTTATTACCTAATACCTCTTTTGTGTGTTCTGCGTAACCTTTATACTGTTCAATCAAAGCATCTTGTCTTTTCTCTTCATAAGCAGTTACAAGGTCAGTAGCGTACTTATTACCAAACTTAGCCATCTCGACTGCTTGGTCTTGCGTAGCACCTACGCTATTGAGTAGCTTAGAAAAGTCAGCTGCGATTGTTTGGTCTACTTCACCACTATCAAATGCTTTCGTAAAGTCATATACAGTAGGTTCTGCAGGTGGTTCTTGGTTGCTGCTTGTGTCAGCACTACCACCTAAGATTGTGTCTTGGGTATTCGTGTTAGCATCCGTAGTAGGTGTACTACTATTTGCACTCGTTGTGTTATCATTCGTGCCTTGCGTTAAATCTTCTGCCATAGTCATTCACCTTTTTCCTCTAAATTTTTAAATAGTTTTTGTTGATTGATATATTCCAGTTGTGCTTGGTGGTATTTGAGTACACCCTCAACACCATCACCGATAGCACCAAGCATTTGCATATACTTTAGACCTACACTTCTTTTCCCCTCGTTGAAAAAGGTTTCTGAATTGCCAGTAAACGAACGCTTTAGAATGTCCGTATTGTCTAAAAGCCTACAAAAAAACCACCTACCAAGTTCAGTACTTAGTACGTGGTTAAGTGCATCAATATCACGATCACGAATATATTCTTGTTTTGTTTTACTCATCTACACCCCCATACCCATTAACTGTTGCATTACTGGGTTTCCGTCATTGGCTGCATCTGTTGCTTGTTTAGCTGCTCCAGCCATTTGAGGTGCTAGTTGTGCCATTTGTAATGCTTGTGCTTGTTCCTCTTGTTCTTGTTGTGCTTGTTGTTGTTGCTCCATGATTTTTTGATAATCATCATTGGAACGAATAACCCTAGCAGGTACACCAAGATTTACGCCGTATATGTCGGCTGCCTCTTCAAAGTTAAACTTCTGAACGATGTTCGCATTGCCCTGTGCTAATGACATAATAAAAGCATAGTACTGTTCAATATTCACCAATGAGGACATTTTCTGTGCTTGTGCTAATGGAGATATGTATTCTATCTTTACATCCATACCATTTAGCATTTCGGCAGTTTGTTCATCGATTGGTGGAAATATTCCGGCTCTATCTAAGATGCCATAAGTACGTTCAATGATTGGGTTTAAAAACTCACTTTGTAAGCGTTCAACTACAGGACCTAACTGTTGCATTTTTTCTTGTGTACGCTCCATAACCTCACGTGCGGTCATTTGTCCGCTATCGATGTTATCAAGCATCAAGAATAGGTCAGCACTATAGGCACGTTTAATGCTTTCAGATACAAACTGTATCTTAGCTTGTACATTCGCAACATCAATTCCTACATTGAATATCGGTTCAACCTTACCGCCTGTATCAACTTCCGTTACACCGCCGGGAAATAGATTTACACTACCGATAACATCAGATGTAGCACTCATAGGTGGTTTAATACCTAATTCGATTGCAGTTACTAAGTCTTTTTCAAGTAACTGTAACATCTGTGCATCTGACTGTGCGAACCATGCACACCCTTTGCCATAACCACTTAGATCATGTGTAGTATGTCTAGCAATAGGAATAGACCACTCCTCAAAGCCACTATGTCTTAGTACATCATCGGAGTTACTCCCCTCTATCCAATAAATGGATGAGTAAGGCATATTCTTATTGCCTAGTTTCCCATTGCGGTCTTTATTAGGTGTAACCAACCAACACACAACATGAGTTGTTGCATTACCTTTGCCATCGTCATATTCACGTTTGACTTGTTCGGTGCAAGCATCATAACCAAACTCTTCAACAAGCTGGTCTGCGGTCATTCGGTATTTTCTACCAAATGTGTTTACCTCACCATTACTGCCACATTCTAATGCATATGTTCCGATAGGGTAAGATGTGAACCTTACACCAAATTTAGGGTCAGGCATGATTGACATAGGCGCTTGTCCAAATGGTAGTTCCATGTAGGCTTGATGCACTACGTTATAGAAATTAGACTTAGCAAATACTGCATAGAGTATTTCTTCACGTTCATCAAGTACCTTACTAACATCACTATTAGCTGCTAGGTCAGTATTCTCTAATGTTAGCTTGAACCACTTTCGACTAGGTGGTGTCATGCCACTCATTACACCTGATGCGAATATTTGGCAACTTTCCCAAGCTACACCATTATTTATTTTGTCGGTGTAGACTTTCGATTGGTCTTGTTCATCATCAAATAGTCCAAGGAAAGGTAGTTGATAATCTCGAATATCTTTCCATTTAGCAACGTACTTTTGACGATTGTTGAACATAGCATTAAACTTTGCCTTAATCTTCGTGTAATCACGTTTCTTAGGCATCGCATTTGTCGGTTGTCTAGCAAGCGTTGATAGGATAGTTCCTTGCATCATTAACCCCCTAATGTGTTCTTAGTGCCAGTCGTTGCCGTGGAAAGAATTGTGCTTTCGTAGCCACGTTTGCCCTTACGTTTCTTTGCATACCAATCTTCACCAGTCATTGTAGTTGCATCGTCTGTTTGTACAGTCGGTGCTGGTGCTGGCATTGGTGTGTTCGGCATCTTATTTTTCATGCACATTTACTAATCACCCCTTATCTTTTTTTAAATGGATCATACTCAGTATTAGCATGAACCCTACTCCCTACATTCACTTTTTTATTGACCTTGAATGCAAAGGTCAAGGCTAATGCATCGCCTTTATTCGGAGATGGTAACCCTCGTTCTTTCATGTCTTTCTTGCTTTCAAGTTGTATTCGCCCATTCTTATCGATGATAGCTTCAGGACTTGTTAAATCGTCATATAACCCTTGGTCGTTTGGTGGAATAGAACCGCCCTCTTTTAGCCACTCTTTCATCTCACCCCACATATAAGCCCTCATATTGAGGTACATATTGTTAGGTGATGCACCACCAAAGGCAACTAACCGCCATCGTCTACCCATTGACTTACCGATACTGTATATACCAGTTCCGTACCCTTGGTCGATGAATACTGCATCTGCTTTATATTCATCCTCAAATTGGGCAATGAGGTTAGCCATTCGCATATCATCGTCATTCTTTTCAATCGTTGCCAAACACTTCATAGAGTAGCCATTACGCATTACTATTTCTAACGTATCGCCACCAGTCCATGCTGGATCAACACCAATAATCGTTGGTAAGTTATTGAATTGTCCTACTTTGTACATTCGCTTTTGTGCTTCATCTACAATTGTTGCTGATATGAATTGTGTATCAGATGCACTAGGGAATATCCCTCGAACACGAACCTTTACAAAGTCGCTATCCTCACCATGAATATCAACCCATTCTTGCAGCTTGGCTTTGTTTGAAATCTTAACTGTTCTACTATCAATCTGATATGTAGTCCAATAGTTACGATGTTTTCTGAAACACTCTCTAAATCTTCCACTATTACGTGTAGGGTTACCAAACACACACCATATAATTTCCGTTTCTTTATCGGTTAATGCACCCTCTGTTACTTCCCATATCTTGTCAGATATTGCAGATGCCTCATCAAAGATGATTAGTATTCTATTACCTTGATTGTGCAAGCCAGCGAATGCTTCAGGGTTGCTTTCGCTCCAAGGAATAGCATCTATCCGCCATGTCTTTTCATACTGTTTATCAGCACTAAACAATGCGGTAGCGGTATAGGTGAATAATTCTTTACCTATGAATAGGTTGTACCACTTATTCAACTCAGCCCAAGTCTTAGACTTTAACTGTGTATCAGTATTAGCGGTAACTACACCACGTGTATTTTCATGTGTAGCAATAGCAAACAGAATTAACAATGAAGAAAAAGCGGACTTGCCAATACCATGACCTGATGCAACGGCTATTTGTATCGCCTTAGCTAATGACTTTCCCTTACGTAATTCTTCGCCTATTTTCTTTAAAGTCTTAACTTGCCATTCATCAGGACCATCAAAGTTTTCAAGCGGTGTTCCTTTTTCACCCCAAGGGAATGCGAAATAAACAAAGCCTAATGGATCATGAGTGAACGAACCCAACGCATCAATCAGTTGTGCCTTGTTGTACTTCATCAGATTTCACCCTTGCTTGTTTCATTCGGTCAGATATGTCAATCTCTATTTCTGCATCTAGTTTCACCTTATCGGTAAATAACATATGCCGTTTACCTAAGAGTTCCGCTGCTTTCGTTCTATCCGCTACAGATACATCTAAACCAAATGCATCTTTCTCTTCGCCATTCATAACTCTGGTGAGATACTGTAGGACTTCATCAGCAGTTGCGATTGTGTTATTGTTCTTTTGCTCCATGTGTTGTTGTATATATTGGCTCACGTTAGCATTTGACAACAATCTACTTCCCTGTTGCCTTGCACTATTTTCTGAATATCCAGCCTTTAATGCAGCTTGTGTAGCATTAGCGGTCTTGATGTATTCAGTTGCAAATAGCAGTTGTTTGTCTGTCAGATTTGTATCATTCAACATCAATCACCACCTTTATATGCTTTAACTAAAAAAAGTAACACCTCGTGTTGCTTGGTGCTACTGTACTCACTTTCTTTCTTATAGAGTTGTTTCGGTTTGAACGTCTTACCCTTTTTGTACTTATGAGGGAATGTCAGTTTGTATTCTTCCTCTGTGTACATTCGATTAACGATATATACCTTACAAGGCTTATCATATTTACTCCATGATTGCCGTACATCGACTACATATCGTCTGCCGTTCATTTGTAATGCTTTGAGTAGTTTCTTTATCGTTGGCTGGTAATTCACATCCAACACCACACAATACCGATTATGATTAATACACCACATACGATAGCTAAACCATCGATGAGTGTAATCATTGTATCGCCACGATGTTCATAAGCATATTTAGCTTTAGCTTGTAGGTCTTTATTATTCAAGTCCTTAGCTGCTTGTTTGAATAGTTTTCTATCTTCAATGAATTGTTTGATCGCTTTAATCATTTCAGCACTCCGCCACCTTTCCTCTTTAACTTGCCTTTATCCTTGCGACATATTCCACAATGTGGTTTACAAGAATGTTTAGCCGTTATGTATGTCTGACACAATCCGTTGTATTCGATTACATCAGCAGTGCATATTCCATATTTATCATTGTTCAAGCAATGCTTTCTATCGCAATGTACCTGTGTCATATTTCCCCTTTATGATAGATTTATACAAAAATTGGAGTATATCGCCGTGGATACACCCCATTTTGTGATAAGTTTATTCATTTACACTATGTTAATTATTCAAAACCGAAGTTATACCCTCGGACTTTTGCCGATGTAACCACACAGGAGTTAGCGTTCCTTCTAAAACTCTGTATCCTGGTTAGTTCCTAGGAAACCAATATAACTTCAGTTTTCAGTAATTACTCAAAACCGAACACACTATATATATGTCTTTGGAAAGGAATATGGGTATTATTTTTTAACTAATAATAACTTGTGAGAGTTCGTAGTGTATTCAGTTTTCAATAATCATTTACACACTCAATACCAGTAGCTAACATTTGATGAATTCTAATTACGTGTTAGGCTAAATAACAACAAGTATATCAATAAGTTATTGGAGGCTGTTAACTACCAGTATTCAACGTGTAACCAATAGAGGGTAAGTTCGTATCTGTAAATGTATAATGTATAAGCTATGCTTGATGATATTCGACTTACCCTCATCAGTTAGCAGTAAAATTTACATATAAAATTTTTGTCTTAACACATACTTCAAAATTGAAATTAGAAAAAAGTATAGTGTTGTTTCCTAGTCAATCAATTATGGTTGCGCTGCTACTCTGCGACCGTTAGCGCCATACGTTCCATTTCGCCCATATACAACAAAGGCGCACTCTTATTTGGGTGCGCTTGTTGTTGTGTTTTGATTTGTCCTAAGGAAAGAGTGAGTAGTAGTCGCTTAGTGGCAACTTCTACATATATATTATACCTAATAGCAAACTATAGGCACACGGACAATCACGGACATTTACGGACATTATAGGACAAGTTTTCGCCCAAATTCCAATAATGCCTTTTGTTTATATCTCTTTGCCTGTTTCGTTGAGTAACACCCAATCATTTTATAAGCATCTTCTGTTGTGTTGTTGAGTACAAACTCATAACGTAGGATAATTGCCCCTAGCTTTTCATCTAGTGCATCTATCTTAGTGATCGCATCACATTTTAGTTTTGATAGTTCATCAATACGCTTATCACGTTCTGCTACTGTATCAAGAAATCTTGCTACGCTACCCTCTAACCCTTGCGGAGTTCCACCACCTGTTACTCTATCCTTACTGTAATCAATAGCACCTATCGATGTAAGGTTTGCTCTTAACTGATTGATTTCTTCCTTGATAGATGCTATCTGTACATCAATTAACTTAACAGGTTGCAGGTATTCAACCGCCATTTCTATTAGTTTCTTATCGTCTAATTCTCCCAAACACTTCACCTCACTAGTTAAATCCACCATTTATAAGCACCAAGTAAAACAACACACTCCAAGCTATAAATATAATTGCATTTGCATAACCACTATCCACATTACCCATAGCAACTATCAAACAAAATAACATAAACCATACCATGTATTTATACCTCTGCTAGTTTTGCGTATGCCCAACTCATTACACAATTTGGGTTTACACAAGTCCAAGATGTTACACCACAATCCCATGTATACACTTTTCCGTCTTTAAAAAATGCAAAATGCCGCTTTCCCCATTTCATATTTTCAAAATCCCTAACTAATACAGGTGTATCAACTGCTACTTTCGACCAGTCAATAATTCCTAATTTTTCTCCAATGCTTATGCATTCGTTGCGGTTTAATTTAGGCAATATACTTTTAAAAGCTGATGCACCCATTGCCTTTTCACAACTACTTATCCGCACTTCATCCACATCATCAAACATAGATGGCTTTTCATTCGTTAGATATATGTTATCGTAATTATCCGCAACAATATATCGCCATCCAGCATCATATAACCTCTGAAACAGCCACTCTTTCCCTTGTTTATCTGTGATCATACTCTTTTCACCTCTTCATATGTCATTTCAAATATATCAGGCTTACACGGATAAACCTCACCCTTAATGCCTTTTATAATGTAATCACCTAACAATGCTTTATGTTTCCCCTCTAATGTTTCAATAACAATATCATCATTAAGGCAACCATAAAAACTTTTACCACAAAAATTTACACATTCTCCATAGTTTTCCTTTGTGTATTGTACTGCCTCAATAACTACTGGTTTCTTTTTATATTTTTTAACCATACTGTACCCACGTTCCTCTATCCTCATTCCATTTAAACTTAACTACATCGTATATTTCAAAATCATCTATGTTTTCACTTACCTTACCGATATAGAACACGTTTTCTTCACTCTCTACTGCAAGTCTACACAAGAAAGCAAATGCATCTTGATAACTTTGAGGTGCGATGTAAAAGTCGGAGTGTTCAACGTAACCGCTATAGCTTGTCATTAAAACACCCCTGCTAATACACAAAGAGAAATAACAAAATTAACCCCACAAGCTAACGGCTTTATATTTTCATCTCTTGTTATAAAGCACATAACAAGATTATTTATCATAAGTGTTATGCTAACTAACTTCCAACACATTAATGTATCCATTTATCCACCTTATAACCCTACCCTTATACACTTAATTCCCTTTTTCACAACACCATCAATGAGTTTCATCAACTTATAATACTCACGATTTCCTATATCATTCACATTCCATGCGTTGTATGCCAGGTCAAAACATTCATTAAGACTTTGGAAATCTTGGCAAGATAATATATGTTGCCTTAACTTTCTATAATAACTACTCATACTCACCTCTTATGATAAGGCGGATATTTCACCGCCCATATCCTTTACTTAATCAAAATATACAGTAACGCACATACTATGAAAACTAAAGGTATTATCGCCACACCTACGGCAAAATACGTAAGTAGTTTTAACTCTTTTTCTTTTCGTTGCCGTTCTGCCTCTAGTATCCACAGGATATAGCCTTTTTGTTGTGGCACATTAATTCTTCTAGGACTGCACATTATTTATTCGCTTTCAACTCTTCAACTTCCGCTACTAACTTAGTAACCAATGTTTCAAGTTCTTTGATTTTGCCTTTGTGGTTTAATTCGTATTCAGAACCTTTGCCCAATCGGAAGTTCACACTAGCATTTACCATTTTTTCAGAACCTAATGTACCACCTAAGCTAAACATTACGTGTTCAGTAGGTGCATAAAATGCACCAAGTGCTACTGCACTATGTCCTTTGTAATGCCCATAACCAACGGAGAATGTCATCTTATCGTCTTTGTTATAGCCTAAGTAGTGTAATGCGGATAATGCTGCATTCACTGCACCAGCTTTACCAATTTCACGTTCTACGTTTCGTGTCATACCACGCTCTAAACTTTCAATTCGGTTTTCATGGTTTTCTAATACGTTCGCATGGTCTACTAAAGTTTGTTCGTGAGATTGTAATTGTTGTTCGTGATTATTAATGATCGTTGTGTGATTGTTAATTACTGTTTCATGACGATTAATAGTATCTGTATTATTTTTGATGTTATTTACGTTACGGTCTACTCTGATGTTTAGGCACTTAATGTCTTTATCGTGTTTTACTAACTTAGCACCCATAGATGCGATTTCATCGTAGGCAGCATATAATTGGCTACCATTGACTGCATCTGTAGATGCTGCATCAACTTGTCCAGCTGCAACATTTGTAATTTGTCGGTTGTAATATTTCACACCGCCAAACCCAGCTCTATCCTTAGAACCAACACTCACTACAGATTGAGGGTTTTCTCCTGCAAAAACGTGAGTAACCCCATTTAATACTACTTGTTGTGTAGGTGCTGGGTTATCTGTTACGGAATTAGTACCCAACGCTACACTATTACTTTTGTCTGCTACTGTATTATTGCCAATAGCGTAAGCATCCCATGCAGTTGCTTTACCATGAGTGCCTACTACTGTTGCACCCTGTCCAGCAGTTTCGGAGTTAGCACCGATTACCACTTGTTCTTGGTCGCTATTTGTTTTGTTGTTGTAACCGATGATTGTTGTTTGGTTCGCACTTACTGTGCCGTTATTACTACCGATAACTGTTGTATCATTACCGCTAACTTTAGCATCTCGCCCTAAAACGATTGTGCTCGTACCTGTAACTACTGTATTTACACCTAATGCTGCGGAGTTGTAACCACTAACCACAGGTGCAGTAGTATTTGGTTCTACTTGACCTACTACCAAACCATTCGCAAATGTGCTACCAGTAACTGCTGTCATAACCATTGTTGCTAATACTAATTTATTGTTCATGTTAATTTCTCCTTTTATGTTAATTAATTTAGAAAACTTATTTACCTGTACTGCCATAACCGCCAGTACCTCTTTCTGTTTCACTTAATTCATCGCACTCCACTATATCGACCATTGCTACTGGTACGATGATTAATTGCGCTATGCGATCACCTCTAAATATTGTGTAATCACTACAAGATACGTTTTCATATGCAATGCTTAATTCACCTCTATAGTCAGCATCAATAATGCCTACGCTATTTGCACATCTTAGAG